CTTTTTTTACCGTGGCTTTCTTCTTCTTTTTTGAAAGACCAGTACTAGGCGCTTTAGCCTCATTCAATTGTTTTTTAAGAGCGGCGACGATAGTAGTTATAGCTTCTTCAAGTCTGTCAATTCTTTCTTGAAGAGGGTTTTCGTGGAGACTAGTTTCAGGGGTTGTAACCATTTGGGAATCAGACAGTGTCTTTGGCATAGACCACTTGTTCGCAATGTCAGACGGAAGTCCTGTGTTCGCAGCCGGAGAGGTACCCGGATCTTTTACGGCTTCGTGGCTAAATGTGTCATTATGAGGCCCTGCGTTGGAAGCGGCTGCAGCATTTTCTTGATTACCTGTAACTTTTGGCTCTTGTGCGTTACCCGCTGCCGGAGCAGCTGTGAACTTGCCTTGAGTAGCAGATGCCAATTCTCTGGACTGTTTTTCGTTTTCCGCAGGGTTAAACCCTAGGTTACTTTGCTTACCGTAACCTTTAAAAAGATTTTCGTTAAGATTTGTGACAAATTCGTGAGATACTTCTTTCATAATGGAATATTTCCTATTTTATATACACAAGAAATAAGGTTTTAGCATTAGATATTTATAACAATGCTCGGAAAAGAAGAATTAAAACATTTCGGACAGGACAAAATCATTGGTTTATTTGGAGACAAGAGGTTTCCTTTTAAAACGGGGCCCAAGTGTGCAACAGCAAGAAGAGAAGGACTATCGCATGTAAAGAGTCTCTTGTCGCAGATGAACCCTAAAAAAGTGTATCTTATACCTCATAGAGGATTTGATGAGCTTGCCATCCCTCTTCTCTCTTTTCTGGAAATACCTTACGTCATTGTTAACCCTTATAAAGGTTATTTTGACAAGATTGAGTCCTCAAGCAAGGTTAGACTTTTAGTGGCCTTGGAAAACAGCAAAGCTGTGATAACCATCGGAGAGCGCCCTAAGAGTGCACTAGAGCACGAAAAAAGTTATGAAGAGGCTATAGATTTTATCTATAATGTGTCAGACGTCATTGTGTGTGTTACTGCAGGAAATGTTAATAAACCGTTGAAACACATACAAGAAAATTACCAAAAGGAAGACAAAGTTATAATTTTAAACTTTATAGATGAGAATAGTGATTAAGAAACAGCCAGAGGAAGATAATCGCTAAAAGCAACGGCGAAGGCTTTTCTATTTTCGTGCCATGAATCTCGTCCAGCAAGCTCTCCAATGGATTCGTGTACAAGTTGAATTGGGACAGTATAGTTTTTCTTTCCTTTCACCGTAGTTTGAGCTGTGTAATAAATGTCATAAAAATCCCACATCCCATTGAATACTTCGGGTTTTTTCAGATTTATAGAGTATAGTGTAGATCCTTTAGCGCATAAAAATAAGCCATCAAGAACTGCTACTCTGCCGTAGGGACCGTACCAGTTTCCAAACATTTTTTCTGTTTTCTTTCCATGAAGTACAAAACCAGATAGAGGGTTCAGGTATTCAGTTTTCTTATTTAAGTCTTCCCACCACACGCAAGAATTCTTTAAAAGCTTAGTTCCGGCTACTCCCACAAACCCAGTGTCAGGTTTTTCTAGTTTTTCGTCGATAAAATAATTGAAGTCTTTTGGATTTGTTAAAATTTCTATATCATCATGACAGAAGATTACGTAGTCTTCCGCGTTTATCTTAAAAGATTCCATCCCCGTGCGGAACGCTTCAAATATTGAAGAATACTTACTAAGTACCACAACTTCCCAACCAGCTGATTTAAGGAAAGAATAGATAGGTTCTGGCTGTGTAATTTCTCTGGTAGGAATAAATGCAACTTTTTTCATTTTCTATATACTTTACAGGGCTATAATTAATTATCCATGGATTTAACAAGAGAGAAGATTACCGAAGAGATACAGAAGTGTTCTATGGATCCAGTCTATTTCATCAGAAATTATATTAACATTGAGCATCCTATTAAAGGTATAGTTCCCTTTGATTTGTACAGATTTCAGGAAAGAATTGTAAGGGAAGTCTTAGATAACAGGTTTAACATAATTAGAAAATTTAGGCAGGCGGGAATTACAACGATTTGTGCTGCATATTCTCTATGGTCTATAATATTTAAAAATAACCATCATGTCATGGTGGTTTCAATTGGAGACAGAGAATCTACGGCATTTTTGAGGAGAGTTGTCATGATGTATGATGACCTTCCAAAATGGTTAGCGCCTGCAATAAAGGAAAAAAACAAACACTCTCTACACCTCAGCACGGATAGTAGGGTGAGGTCTCAACCTGCTGGAGCTGGTCGTGGCGAATCTGTATCCCATTTGATGGTAGATGAGGCTGCATTTATTGACAAAATGAGAGAATTTTGGGCAGCGATCTACCCTACAATCTCTACTGGTGGAAAGGCAACGTTGATTTCTACTGTAAATGGAATGTCCAATTTGTACTATGAAATATACAAAGACGCCGACCTAAAGAAAAACTCTTTTAATGTTATTGACCTGAACTGGAGAGAGCACCCGGAGTATACAAAAGAATGGTCCGAAGAGCATCGTCCAATTATAGGTGAGCGCATGTGGCTACAAGAGTACGAATGCGAATTCCTAGGAACTGGAGATACATTTATTGACCGGCACACACTTGCTAGGCTTAACGAAAATATTCAAGAGGAGTATAGGTTATCCTATTCTAATCGTATGAGAGTGTTTAAAGACCCGGATCCATACTATACCTATGTCATTGGAGTTGACGCTTCTTATGGGAGAGACAGGGATCACTCGGCTTTCCACATAATAAACACGTATACAGGGGAACAGGTCGCCGAGTTCTATTCTAACAGGACGCCTCTTAGCGATTTTGCTAAGATAGTTGCCGCAGAAGGAAACAGATACAACACTGCTCACGTGGTAGTTGAGAGAAACGGTCTAGGAATACCCCTCATACAAGAGTTATTTGATGATTTAGAATATGAAAACCTTTGGATGGATGAAAAAGGAGAATTTGGTATTCAAATTACCCAGAAAGTGAGAGAAGGGGTTTTGGCATCTTTAGAAGAGTTCCTAAGATCTTCTAAAATTAGGATTAATTCAGAGAGGACGGTAGGCGAGCTTTTAACTTTCATCATAACAGAAACTGGAAAGGTTGAAGCTGATGAAGGGTACAACGATGATTTGGTTATGAGTTTAGCGTTAGCTTGCTATTGCTCTGACGAGATCGTAAACAATTCTCCGGTAATTGATATCGACCATAAAAAATATGGAAACAAAGAACAAGAACTTCAAGAGAAATTCAAAGTTCCTATTCATATTACAAAGAACGGAGATAAATATAAAGAGGACATCTCGTGGGTGATAAAATAGAAGACAATATAAATGAATCCTATACTGATTTCTCCAATCCAAGGGGAAACGTAGCAGGACAACCGATATCTCGCTTATCAGCGTGGTTTAACAAATTCTTTGGTACTCCAAGAGGAAGACCAACTGAGAAAGGAGGCAGACTAGCTGGTGACACCTTAAAGACCGATGATACCTTTGGTGGTGTCCCAGGATTTGGGGTTTCTAGAGGGGTCGCAAAAATACCTGCTGTCGAGTACGACAGAAAGCGCAGATATAAGGAATATGAGAAGATGGATGATTATCCTGAAATCGGCGCAGCTCTTGATATTTATTCAGATGACTCAACCCAAAAAAACATTACGGGTAAGATATTTGAAATAGAAAGTGATAATACTACCGTAAAAGCTGAAGTCGAAAGGTTTTTTGAGCATATTCGAATGCGTGAGTTTATTTGGGATGTCGTACGGAATGTATGCAAATATGGAGATTGTTTTATTGAAAATATTATAGACTTGAACAACTCTAAAGCTGGTATCCAACGAGTTAAAGTTTTAAATCCCAATTTCATCTTTAGAATTGAGAACAAGTACGGGTATTTGAAGGAATTTTTACAGGAGGTTCCGGATTCTAATGCGTCCTTTGACTCTGCGCAGCTAGAAGGGGGTGGAGGTACTGGCAAGTTTATGAAGCTTAGTAAGGAGCAAATTGTACATTTCCGCATTCACACGTCTGACCCAAATTTTTACCCCTACGGTAAATCCATCCTCCAGCCCGGCATTCGGGCGTGGAAATCATTGGTGATTATGGAAGATGCTATGCTAATCTATAGATTGGCTAGAGCTCCTGAAAGACGAGTTTTTTACGTCGATATTGGAAATATGCCTACTTCCAAGGCTGAAACTTATATGGAAAGGCTTAAGGCGAAGTTCAGAAAGGAAAAGTTCTGGGATAGCACTACAGGGACAATTAATGAAAGATATAATCCAATGGCTCCAGAAGAGGATTTCTTTGTTCCCACCCGCACCAATAGTAATACAAAGATTGAAACTTTGCCAGGAGCACAAAACCTCGGAGAAACTGACGACGTTAAGTACTTTAGAGATAAGCTATTAGCTGCGCTTAAGGTGCCCAAAGATTATATTGTAGAAAAGGATAACACCCCAGAAAGGAAAGCTAACCTATCTCAACTCGATGTCAAATTCGCAAGAGCAGTAACTAGAATCCAACGAGAGATAGAAATTGGGTTGAATAACCTCGTTAGAAGACATCTCAAGTTGAAGAATTTCCCAGAGCATGTAATTAAGGAAATAGAGGTAGCACTTTGTTCCCCTTCTGACATGTTTGAAAAGAGACGCTTGGAGCTTGATGAACAAAAAACAAGAGTTGTACAAGCTGTTAAAGGTTTGCAATTATTCTCTGATGACCATCTGTACAAAACTTATTACCAAATGGGTGAAAGCGAAATTGAAAATATGAAGTCTGAGGTCAAGGAAATGTTAGACGCTGAACAAGAGATGATGCAACAGGACCCAGGAGCCATAGGAGCGGCTCCTATGCAAGGAGGACCTCCTATGGGACCACCAACACCGGAAGAAGAAAATGCGCCTCCTGGAGCTGCGGAAGCCGCAGGAGACGAGACTATAGAGGCTGAGGCACCTAATGCCCAAGCCAAGGTATAATGAAACTTTTGTAAAAGAAAACAAACACACTAGAGTATATAAAATAGGATTATCGTTATGTTATTAGAGAAACGAAATAGGGATCTTACGAACTTACACAAAGCTGCTGATTATCTCAGCAGGTCTTTGCGAGAAAATCTTAGAATTTTTTCTGTCGATTCTGCCAACAAATCTGTGCAGTTTATCTCCGAAAAAAATTCAATGGTTTCATGCAATTACGAAGTTAAAGACGCAAAGCTTTTATTGACTAATTTTGATATACAATCTGTAGAGGATTTTGTGTCCCCTGAAAGGGTGGAAGAAACTATATCTAATTCAATAGACTCTTTTATCGGTTCTTTGAGAGAAGACCGGTACGACAAAGCAGACGTCTCTTTTGACGACTTAATTGCTCTTTTTGAGGACCGTAATACCACTAAAGGGTTGAAAACGAAAATTGAAAAATTTGTTGACCCTATGATCGGGAAGACGGAAATTGTTGAGTCTAAAGAGTTTAAGAAACTAGAGGAAATCAAACCTTTAGTTATCAACTTTTTGAGAGAGAATCAGAAACTGATTATGGAGAATTCTGATATGCTCAACAGTGCAAAAATAAGTAACGCAATAAATAAGGCTTTTTCCCTTGAAAGGAGTTCTTATAAAACCCTAAACGAAACTGATCGTTTCATTGTGGATTTGTGTGATGGGCAATCTCTGTATGAGATGGTTTGCCATCAGGAACTTATTAGCCAGGAGTTGTTGGAAGCTAAAAAATCTTTCTCTAATGTTTGGATTTCCAACAGCAAAGTACAAAATCTTGCATCTATGATATACGCAAAGAAAGATGCTATTATAGAATCTCTCGCTGAAGTGATCGAAGATGTCCCATACTTTGCATTTGCCCCTAAGAATGAGATTCAGGAGATTCTGACCTCAATTTATGAGATTAACTCTAATGATATCATCTCTAAGAAGGACGTAAGAGAATACACAAAAACACTATTCGAAGGCAAAAAACCTGCGAAAGAAGCAATCACCAACGCATTGAACGAAACTTATGGTATTAACGTTACCAATCTTAAGTTCGTCCCAACTTTCAGCAATCTCGCTAAGACGCAGTCTGTATTCTTTGAAGTACTTTCTCTTTTGAGCAAGGATGAAGGTGTTGTCCATGACGTGTCTAAGGACTTTTCACGGGTAATCTCAAAAAAGGGTGGCGTAGAAACTTTGGAAGTTAATGACTACATTCACAGTTGTCTCGCCGAAAGTGGTATTGACCTTGTAAAGGAAAGCCTTTTGATGAATTACATCAATGTGCCTCAACTGACAAAAGACCTCGCAGCACTAAAAACCCTCCTAGGTGGGGGTGACGCTGGTGTTGACGTTGCGGGAACCGAGATGGATTACGACGGAGAGCCTTCCCCCCTAGAGGTAGAAGGTGAAGAAGACATCGAGGGAGAGGGAGAAGGGATGGATGGCCCCGACGAGGAGTTTCCAGTAACTGACAAAGACGCCCAGGCTGGTCCTGGAGAAGAATCTGAGGTAGAAGTTGACGACGAAGAACCCTTTGAGGGAGAAAACGGTGAAGATCAACCAGGGGAGGAGTTTGGTAACGGGGAAGCCCAGCCGGAAGAGAAGTTCGGTAACGGCGGAGAAGAAGCTCCAGTAGGCGATGATTCTACCGAAGCAGGTGGAACTGGCTCAGAAGAGCGACACGCTGACGCTGCCAAGTTAGTCTCAGACTTAGAAGCTCTAGTCAAAGGAATGGGCGTCAACAGTGAAGAAGACGTCGAAGACGAAGAACAGTACGGGGCTTAGTCTAAAATATAACCTTGCTTGACCCACCGGAGAAGGTATCCCTGGTGTCGGTCCTTCATTCCAAGTAGCTCAAGTAACACTGTCTCGAGCTCTTTGACTGAGTCCTCGGTTATGGAGTCTTTACTTTGGAGATTGGTTAGTCGGGAAACGATAATTTTTAAAGCTTCCTTGTCAGTGTCGGATAGACTGTTTATCTTCTTTTCTTTATTTTTCTTTGTTTCCATGGATCGTTACGTCAAAGTTTAGGGATTTGTAGGCTTTTATTCTGGATACTGAATGCTTATCCAGGTAAGGGGCTTTATCCAAGAAATCATAAATATAGACTTGATCTTTTTTACCATGCTTTCTCAGTGTTCTTCCCAGTGCTTGTATAGTAGCTATTTCACTCTTCAACCCTCTCGCGTTGATTAAGTGAGTTAACTCTGGTATATCTACACCGGTCTGAAATATAATAGTCCCTATAATGAAAGAAGGTCCTTCCTCTTTTATAAACTTTTCTAATATTTCTTCTCTTTCGAGGAGGCCATCCTTTCCCTCTAGCTTGTATGCATTTGGAATAAGACTCTGTAGAATTTTTGCGTGTTCTAGATTTTTGGTGAGTACAAGGACCTTAGCCCCCTTCGAAGAAATATTTTTACATATTTTTGCGACAAAATCGTTTCTCCTCGTGTTCTTTATAATATAGGACTCATATATCTCTGAGTAAGACATGCCTCTATATTTCTCTGAATCTTCATCATCTGGTAACGTTATTACTTCAATGGAAGGTGGGGTTAAATACCCTTCAGTTACTAGATCCTCAGCCGTAACAAACTCTATTTGCTTTCCAAGGAAAGACCCTAAAGATAGTTTGGAAAACTTATCAGTGGGGGGAGTTGCGGACATTCCTATTCGTATACAAGCATTAGGAAATGATTTTAATACTTTTGA